TCGGTAGTTCAGGTTCTCCTCGAGCATCGTGTAGCCAGCCGACTCGTGGGCTGTCTGCGCGATGAACGCGGCAACTTGGTTGGGTGTGTTGATCTGAAATTCAGCGCACGCCTTCTGCACCCACTCAATCCATGCAGAGGCGATGGCTGGCTTCACATCAGCCGCAATCAGGTGTTCGACGCGAGGGATCATTTCTTCGCATCCTTGTTGCGGCTACCTTGAGACGAGCCAAGCAAGAAGGCGAACATCGAGGTCACGATGGTGCCCATCACGTAGCCGAGGATTGTGTCTGCGTAACGTTGGCCAGAGTCGGGGATCTGCGCCCAGATCAACGAGGGGATGAAGATCACCGCGAAGATCGACCAGAAGCCGATGAAGTAGTAGACGAAGCGGCGGATTAGCGGATCGTCAGAGTCCATTGCTTTCATCTGCATATCTGTTGCGCGTTGGCGTGATTTCTCATCCAGCTCGGCCATGAACTCTTCGTGCTTCATGGCTTCGGCTTTGAGCTTCTCGTTGTATTCAGGGGTGGCGTCACCCTCGGGCTTTAACTCGATGCCGAGCTTCTCTTGCACGGCGTCAACGCCCTTCTCGATCACCTGATCGGCGACCTTGTGCATTCCATTGCTGATGAGGTTTGAAACGATTGATGCAACGATGGGCAACATGGTCAGGCTCCGAACTGGGCAAAAACAAACAGGGCAATGCCCAAAGAACCCACGCCGCATGAAGCCCAGAACAAGGGCATCATCACAGCGAGGATGGCGGCGGTTGAGAGAACGATGCCGATCTGCAAGAGCGATCCGGCATACGTGAAGTAAGGCGACTTCTGCTTCGCGACATCGCGCTCTGCTTCGAGCGCCTTAGCCTTCTTCTCGATCTCAGTCATGTCGTCGCGCATTCGTTGCGCTTCGGCGTGGTAGTGCTGAGAGAGTTGCTTGTCGTGAACCAGATCAGCGGTGGTCTTGTAGACCACAGAGCGAACGTTCTTGGCTTGATACCAAGCCCACTGGTTGTTCGCTGAGATCGTGTTGGTCAGGATCTTGGAGCTGTTGCTCCCGCCGACCAGCGTGTTGATTGCGAGGACTGCGGCAAACAGGGTTACAACAATCGCGGCACGGCGTTTAATCAGGATCTCGAGTTCGCTTCTGGTCATTACTTCTTTCTTTCTGTAAATCTTCAATCAACTTCTCGACCCTCTCGATCTGTTGAGTTGCTTTTTTGTCGGTGAGTTCTGCGCGTTTATTCGCACTGTTGGCGTCCAAGCCGATCCATACGACCAGCGGCAACAAGATTGCGAACACAAGCACAAGGATCACCACGGATACGAGCTGTCCCATTTGATCCTCTGGAAATGAACGACGCCCATCAGCGCCCAGAACTCGATTAGGAGAAGAACTCCCGCCGCGACGTACCACGCCCTGTCCTTGAGTTCTCTGATTCGTTGCCATCGTCTTGCCTCAGCTTCTCTGCGTTGACGCTCTTCTGTTGCAAGTGCTTCCGCCTGCTCAACCTTGATGCGTTCCCACATCTCGTTGAACTGCGTCCACAGGTCTTTCAGTTCGGGGGGTGCGTGATAGATCATCTCTTCACGTAGCTCGACCCACATTTGCTCGAGTTGCATCCGTACCGTGATGCGTTTGAGCGCACGCTCACCCACACTCTCGTCGCCGGTGTAGACCTGCTTGGCCTCCAACTCGAGTGCGTTGTGGATCTGGCTGATGATCTCGACCTGACGAATGAACTCGCCGAGTCGTTTGGTGATCTCGGTGAACAACTGGTGTTCACTGATCTCTATCTCGACCGGTGCCGCCTTTTGCTTCTTCTTGTTGGTGACAACGGAAGACAGATCGGAAACAGACTGTTCCTGCTTCCCTACGCCCATGAACTCAGCGAGTTCCTTGGCGATACCTTGGACTTCACCTGCGGTGGACTTGATGTCCTTGTAGAGCTGGCACCCCTTCTTAACCGCCGCAACCGCACCTTGCGCGAGGGCAAGGGCTGTGAACGGATCAATCACATCACTGGTGCGGGACTTTGCCGCCGCTCAGGAACATGAGGCCGGACACGAAGATCAGCCCGACCACCCAGTAGATCTTCTTCACAATCGACTTACCGATGTTGGCGTACACACGCTCGAGCGCACGCTCTGCGGCTCTATCGGCAATGTGATTGATCTCCTCCTCTGTGAGACCTGCAAACTCTTTTCGTTCCATTTCAACTCCAGAAAAACAAAACCCGCCAGTCTGGCGGGTCGGCGAGATTGCGTATGCACTTCAACACACGGCTGACGATCAACCTCACGAACTGCAAATTGGAGCAGACATCGAGAGCGGCGATACGCCGAGAGGAATCATTGAGGGATCAAGAATGTCCCCAGTGTCCTTGTCTCGAAGAGCATGGATGCAGTACGCCACCGTCTCATCGGTGAGCGCAACAAGCTCATGCACCTTGTCGGCTCGGATGTAGATCATGTGCGGGGCAGAGAACTCCGTGGCCACGCCTTCAACCGTCACCTTGAGCTTGCCGCTGGCAAGCAGAGTGAGGTGATCGAACTGATGCGTATGCCCAATCTCGGTATCTCCCGCCCTGCGAAAACGCATCATGCGGGAGAAGAGATTGGCAACACAGCCGAGAGTGACGACTGGTGCACTCATCATGTCACCGTCGCAGGGATTCCGGGCTTAGTCGGCCAAACAATATCGTTCGGGAAGCCCGGCTGACCAGTGATGTCTCGAAGTTGCTGACGATAAGCCGCCCATTCGGATCTGGCTTCTGCGCTAAGCGGCACATCGGGAAGTTGCGTCCAGTCGCTTTCCGCAAGCAGTGCGTTTCTCCTTGAGATTGCGACATCGCTCGGGGGCGGCACGTAAGGTTGAACAACTACGGTGCCAGTCTGTCCCGGAGCAACGGGTACGACGGGGGTCTTGATTTCTTCCCAGTACCGAACGGGGGCGTACATCTCGACAATGCCTTCGATAGTTTCACCCTCGAATGGGAGGCGAGCGCCGATGTGTAGAGTCGGGTTGCCGTCAGAGGCATAGACAACCTCCATACAGCGTGCCGCCTCGTCAACCGAGATGATCTCGTAGGTATAAGTAATGGTCATGAAATTCCTCCAGTTCGAGTCCCCGTGGCGGACCACGTAATGTTTGAGTTGCCGGTCACAGCGTTGCCACCAGAACCCCCGGCCGATGGGCCAGCGCCGGGGTAGCCAGCATTCCCTACGCCGCCGGTAGCCCCCGCAGCTCCCCAACCGCCGCCAGCGCCGCCAGTGCCGCCAAAGGCCACATAACCCGGAGCGTCGCCTTGACCACCCGAACCAGCGGCACTCAAAGTTCCGGCGGTTCCGGCTCTCGCATCGAGGTTTGGGGTGTTCTGAGGAAGCGCGGTGCCGCCTGATGAGTTCGTGAGACTTGACCTGCCGCCACCGCCACCGCCACCGTTGCGGGCTGTGACGTTTCCATAACCGTCAGTTATTTGGTTTCGCTTGCCGCCACCACCGCCACCACCGCCACCTGCAATCGTGCCGTTGTTTGCGATGGTGATTGCGCTGGAGACGCTGAGCGCAGTGCCGCCAGCACCACCGACGTTTGGAGCGGAAGCGCCGTTACCGTTTCCGCCAGCGCCACCCATACCAACAATGATTCCGTTGTTGGTGAGCTGAACGCCGCCGGGGAATGAGCCGTTAACAGTCAGCGCGGGAGTGCCCGTGCTGTTTGAAGATATATAGATCCCGGAGTTGATGGTTGCGACAACTCTGCTTGATTGGTTCCAGCCAGCGTTGATTGCGAGTGTGCGGAGGTTGGCGTTCGTCTGGTTCGATGAGATCGTAAATGCGAACTGATTGGCTTTGCCGTAGCCATTGCTCATGCTGATCGCGCCGCTCGGCACGCCGAACAGAGTTCGAACGTTTGAGTTGCCCATGCTGATCGTCGCGGTAGATGACAGCCCAAGCTCAGTGTTTACCTGAGACAGCGAGATTGGGCCGGAGGATGGAAGCGGCATATCACGCCCCTTTCAGTGACTTCTTGATTTCAACAATCTGTTTTGCCAGCTCAACACAGGCGACCAGAGCGGCATTTCCGTAGGCAACAGACATCACGCCGTCCGTTGAGCGAACAGCGTTTGGAAGCAGTGCCTTCAAAGATTGAGCGCCGACGCCGACTTGAGTCTCGCCTGTGTCCTTGCGGTCGTAGATGCCAGCCAGCAAACCAGCGAGACGATCAACAAAGTCTGTCGGAACAGATCGCCAGTTTTCTTTTAGGCTCTCGTCAGAGAACGCAGTAATGTCGCCTGACGTCGCAAAGTTGCCCGAGGCGTCAATCGACCATAGGTTCGCGCCAGCGCCACCAGAGCCGTTTGTCGTCGATAGTCGAGTCACGCCGTCGGTTGCGACGTAGAGGCCCCGACCCGCAACGCCGGGGATGTGCATCTCAAACATGGCGCTGACCGCGTTCGTGACGTTCATGCGGGTGCCGGTTGTTTGCAGAAGCCCAGAGAAGGTCTTCGTCCCGCCAACAACCTGATCCCCCGTGGTGTAGACGCCATTGGTCACGCTACCCGCATTGCCGCTGACGTTGCCCGTGACGTTGCCCGTGACGTTGCCAGTCACGTTACCCGTGACGTTCGCAACGATGCCGTTGGAGAAAGTCTTCACGCCCGAAATCGTCTGCGATCCATCGAGCTGAACAAAGTTGTCCAGCGCGGCGGCAGTCATGCGAAGTTCAACCCTGTCGCCCGAGCTATACGAGCGAGCAGTCGTGCCCTCTTGAGCGCGAACGATTGTGAACGTGTCGGCGACTCGAGCCGTTACCTGAACAATCTCGAGGTTGTTGCTCGAGTCCATCAGTACGGCGTTGAAGACCTGTCCCGCAGACAGACCGGGGAACAGAGCACCAGTTCCGGCGGAGACGGTAAGGCTGGTCGCTACGGATGAAAGCGATGCCGCAAGAGTGGCGCTCGCGCCGTTTGAGAAACGAAATGGCATTACGCCCCCACTTTCTGTTCGAGTCGATTAAGACGCGCCTTGAGTTCAATGACCTGTTGAGCCAGCTTAATTGCTGAGACCAATGCCGCGTTTCCGTAGGCCAACGTCAACGACTTCTCTGGTGACGCGCTGGTAGACACAACTTCCGGCAAGAGGAGCTTCATTGACTGTGCGGATGCGCCAGCCTGCCGTTCGCCCGTGTCGATTCGGGTGTATGTCCCGTGCCTGATCTGGGCCAACTGCTCAACAAAATCGTCAGGCAGTTCCGCCCAATCCTTCTTGAGTCGCTCATCAGAGTAGGCGGTTATGTTTCCAGCGGCCGTCATATCGCCGTTGGCCAAGTACACATACCAGCGCCAAGTCGATGCGCTCCACCCGCCAAGACCAAAGTACCCATCGCCCCTCAGGTGCAACGACGTGCCGTAGGCCCCTTGACAATGGAACGTGATGTTCGCGAGATTTGAGTCGCCGGTGCCGCCGTTGTTTCTCACCTCGACGGCGCTGACGTTCGACCCTTGTGATCCAGCAATTGCCGCGCTGGTCCACTTTGCATTCGCACTGTTCGAGCTGGTCGCCGTAGCCGCGTTGCCGCTGATAGAGCCACTGCTTGTGATGTAGCCGTTTGGATTCGTGCTGTTGTATGGCGTAAAGCCCAGAGCGCCAGTTACGTCGCCCGAAGAAAGGGTAATTGCGCCGGTGCGGGTGTTGAACGAGGTGACGCCGCCAGTGGGCGAGGACCAAGTTGGCACAGCGCCGGGGCCAGCGGACGTAAGAACCTGCCCTGCACTGCCATAGCTCGGAGAGCCGACAGCACCCAGACCGAGGGCCGCATTCAGGATCGTTGCGCCGCCCAAGTAGTTCTGTGCGGTACCGTCCATGTACAGGTTCCAGCGGTCGGTGCCAGAAGCAATCGCACCACGGAACCCGATGTTCGTTCCGGCCCCAACCATTGACGAGTCGGCGCGGAATCCTTCCTGTGTAGTGACAGTAGATCCCGCACCGATGGTGCCCTGAGCGGCTTGGAAATGGGTCAGTCTACCCAGCGTGAAAGACGCGGCGGCGGTGTTTAACGCCGAGCGGTATGACACTGCGGCGGAGGTCACATCGGACTGAACAGAGCCGTCCGACAAGTAGTTTGATGCAGAGACGCCCCCGCCCACATTGCGAGCACTGCGAATGTTTGATGCACCGGCGGAAGTCGTGCCTACGAGGAAAGCGCCAGCAACATAGTTGTTGGCTCCGCCATCCATGTAGATGTTCCAGTTCGAAGCCCCAGAACCGATGACCCCACGGAAGCCGATGTTTGTTCCCGCGCCGGAGAGCGAAGAGTCGGCAACGAATGCGTTCTGGGAGTTGACGGTCGATCCAGCTCCGAACGTGGCCTGCACCGCTCGGTAGTGAATGATGTCGGGCAGAGTCCAAGTGGCCGCCTCGGTACCGAGAAGCGTTTGGTAGCCGCGAGCACCAGCCGTCACATCCGACATGATGGTCATCTCTGCGCGCAGAGCGGACATCAATGTTTGACCCGTCAGGCTTCCACCGATTATGACCTTTCCGTTTGCGAGGGACGTGTTCCCGATGAGCAGACGCCCGCCGACAATCCCCACATCACCAGAGAAGGTGTCACCAGCCTTGTTCGCCGGAGTGAAGCCGAGCGCGTTCGTCACCTGCAACGAGGTGATCGAGTTCTGGGTGGCCAGAGAGCCGAGGCCGAGGTTCGTGCGAGCCGCAGACGCATCAGCCAGATCGGACAGATTGCTTGCGGTCTCGAGCTTGCCGTTGTTGAGGTTTACGAAGTTGGCATCGACCTCCGCATTGGTCAGCGGAGACCCTTTGCCAGCGCGGGTGACGATTGCAACCATTACTTCAATCCTTCAAATCAGCTTACGGTGACAGTCCAAGTGATGGCCATCGCATCATCGACGCCCTTGTTCACGACGGGGAACACGGTGCGGCACTGCATGGTTCCGGCAGACGATGCGTTGAACACACCGGCTTCGGTCACGGCACCCGTGCCTGTACCGGCGGGGAACGTGGCTGACTGAGTGACCACAGCGGCGGCAACAGTCAGGGACGACAGAGCAACGCGGCCCAACTCTGTTTGCAGGGTAGTGTCGCCAGCGGCGGGGGCGGTAGTGCCCGAGCCAATGGCCATGTGGCTCATCACGTTGGAGGCAGTGCCAACCATGCGCGAGGCGATGAACTGCTTGCCGACAGTCACAACGAGGTTCTTCACCTCGCGTTTGTCTTTGAGCTGGCCATTCTTGTCGAACAGCTCGACCAGCACATTGCCGATCAGGGTGACGGTTTCTTGTTTATCCATGATTACTCCTTAAAAGTTGCGTCCAGTGCCGACGTAATCCTCGGCAAAGTAGGTGATGTCGCAGTAGTCCTGCATCGAGAGACTTCCTGCATCCGATGCGCCAACTGAGTCGTTGACGCCTTTGCCGTGCTCGATGACTGCGGCATCAGAGACGAACGTCGTGTTGTTGAGAAACTTCGAGAAGAAGTATTCGATGCCGTCGCCGATGGACGCGCTGTCGTCGATGTTTACGCCGTCAGCCAACAGCTTCGTGAACTCAACAGAAAGCACATCTGTTGGTGCAACGATGTCGTTCAGAACCTTGTCGAATGAATGAAACAACGCATCCGCAAGGCTCACTGAGTCACTCAGTGCCTTGCCGTGCTGGACGGTTGCTGTGTCATTGAGCGAGAACGAATCGACGAATGCTTTCGATACCACACGAGCCGCAACGTCATTCAGCGTGAAGCCGTCGGCGAGCGCCTTCGTCAGTGATCGTTGCATCGCGTCGGCGGTCAACACCTGATCGGCCAACGACTTCGACGCAGACTTGATTGCGGCGTCGTCCAGCGTGAAAGTGTCCGCGAACGAGCGAATGAAGATCAGCGTCTTGAAGAACGTCTCACTGAGCGTGATCGCGTCGGCGAGGAGCTTAGATTTGGTCTTGCTCGCCGCGTCTGTCAGTGCAACTGAATCGGCCAGCGCCTTGTTCGTGCTGATCGTCAGCGCGTCAAGGATGATGACGATCTCGGGGATGAACTTGAACCGGCCAGTCGTGTCGAGGTATGCGGCCAGCGACAGTTCGATGTACTCAATGCTTGCCGATGGTACCGATGCAGTGATCGCCGCATTGGGTCGAACAACCGCAACAGACATCCGAGGTTTGACTCGGGTAATGTTCGCGGCTGTTTCGTTTGCGGTGATCCGTACTGACATCAGAAGTCCTCTCGCACCTTGAACTTCAAGGTGTCGTAAACAGTCTGTCGCTGACCGTCAGCGAACGTGATCTCCACTTCGCCTTCGTAATCGCCGGGTGTGCCCTCGAGCATTGCGGGGTCAGAGGCGGGGTAGAACACCACCTGCCCCAAGGGGCCGTTGGTCACTACACCGATCACGGTGGCTTGCAGGGTCGTTGCGCCGAGGGCGCGGAACTTGAGCACCACAGTGCAACCGGTGATGTTGATCGCCGCGTTGGTCGTGTCGTCGGTCAGGGTGCAGACCAGTGCAGGACGGGTGTCGCCTTGGACGAGTTTGATTTTTTCTGTCATACCTTCCTCATCTGCACTGATAACGTTGAACGCACATTGCCTCGCACAGCGCGTTGGCGTGCGTCGTTCAAGCCGGAAAAGAATCGGGCTTGATTGATCTGTGCGGCTTCAACGTTGGTGTAGGGCTTGCCGGGATTGACTTGCAATCTGGCTTTGGCCCCGAAGGAGATGATTTCTCCCCACGTCTCGAGCAAGAAGTCCGCGATCTGAGTTGCTGATCGCAGAGGCACGAGCGCCACGCGCATTGTAATAGCGTTCTGGTACCGCTGATTCGGTATTGGCGTGAATGTGATCGTGTCGTACTCGTCTCTTTGCGTGTAGCCCTTAGGCTCCGCCTTCTCGGGACGGTAGTCGCCGATGATCGTGTTGTACGGATCAGGGGTTGCGATGTCGTCCGGCGCGAGAGCTGTCAGCTCGGTGCCACGGAACCACACCCGCATGATCTTCGTGACGCGCACATCGCCGTCCGGCTCGAGGTCGTAGGTGTCCACGTCCGGCACCAGCGTCAGCGGATCGAGCGTCACCTGATGGATCAGGCTCTTTTCGCAGAACTCGATGATCGTGTTTTGAATGGCTTGCGTAGCCATGTCAGGCGTGACGCCGGGTACGTCTGGATACACCAGAGGGAAAAAGTCTTGGTAGGTCTTCATGCGCCCTGCATCCCTGCTTTGAATTTCTGATACAGACCAGCGGCACGGCCATCAACCGCGAACTCGTCGTCACGCATCTCAGCTCGAGCGGCGACGTAATCCACGAGGGGCACGGTGTACTGCTGAGGGATCGGGACGGTGGAGCCACCGGTGTAGGTCGGAAAGTCGTTGGTCAGGTTCGACAGGAACAGATCGGGACGGATGCGTCGCGCCTCGTACAACGCCTGTTGTGCGTAGGTGAGCAACTGGGCCTCCGTATAACGATTCACCTGTCCTTCGACGGTCTGGTCGTTGAGAAGGACGCGAGCGTCGTCGATGATCTGTTGGAAGGTGGCCATGTCTGTTACCAAAGAACTTTCCGCGCCCAGTAGTTGGCGCTGAACTTGTCGTCTTTTGTGAGGTTGCCGTTCTTGTCGCGGATACCCGCAGACCGGCTGAGATAGTTCTTGCGGCGGTCAGCGTCCTTGTGCTGAGTGAAGTCCTCCATTCCACGGAGGCCGAAGCGCACGAGCTTTACGTCGTCGCCCTTCTTCGCCAGAACCACCTTCTTTTGGGTGGCACCCTTCGGTGCGTCCTTCGGCTTATTGAAGCCGTCGAACTCTTGTCCCCGGTAGATGAGCTTGCCGCCCTGACGTTTAACGTCACTGGCCTTCATGCTTCTCTTCCTTGAACACTTCAATCTTTACTTCGTCGGTGACTCCAACGGTCTCCGCGAATCCGGGCGCTTTCTTGCCCTTGCCTTTCGGCTTCTGCTCTACCTGTGCGGGTTGCGCGTCAGCGGCTTCGGCGTCGACCCACCGACCCTCGCTCTCGGCGATGATCGCGGCGTCATAGACGGCGAGCTTTCCTGATCGTGTGTTTCGCATCATTCGCATAGGCGGTCTCCAGAAAAAGAAAGACCCACCCAGATTTCTCCGGGTGGGTTAAACATCGCCCCCTTGCGAGGGCGACTCTCTTGGGTGATTAGCCCTTGACGGCAACCATGTTCACCAAAGCCTCAGGCTTGATGACACCGTAGCCGTACACGTTCAGACCGCGAACGATGTTGCCGAAGGTGGCAGTCGAACGGATGGTCTCGACGTTGGTCATTTGGGAAGCGAAGGTGATCGCGTCCTTGGTACCAGCCATCAAGTAGCTGTCGCCGTCGTTGGTCTTGGGCAGGTTGTTCGACACGTAGACCATGAAGCGGTCGATCATGCCGAGCTTGCCGTTACGCAGAGGAGACACGCTGTCACCAGTCAGGTAAGCCTGTTTCAGGTCAGAGCGTTTCACCATCGCGGCCATCCACGAAGGGATCACCAACCAACGGCCAGTCTCGGGAACATTCTGTTCGTCGAGGGCTTGGCCAGCATCCAAGAACAGGTCGAGGATGGTGGAGCTGGTGACGCTACGGGGAGCGGCGTCGGTACCGAGCACCAAGTTGCCGGAGATCACGCCAGCGGTGTTGCCCTTGTTGGCGGCAACAGCGGCGGCTTTGGTGCCGTTCAGGATGTCGCCGTCGATGGCGATCTTCATCTGCTCAGTGGCATCGTTCGTGAAGATGTCCATGAGCTTGAGGTCGGTCTGAACAGCATCAACATCGTCCAGCACCAAGCTGAAATACTTGCCTTGGTCGATGTTCAGTTCCACGGGGGCGCTGTCGGGAACCTGATTGGTCAGGTTCATGCCCTTGGTGTAGTTGCTGATGGTGATGGTGGGGATCGTGCGGATCTTCACCTTGTCGCCTTGACCCTTGATCTCGCCTTCCCAATCGTTGTTGGAAATTTCGGAGAAGACCGTGGTCTTGTAGAACTTGGCTTGGAGCTTGCCGCTCCAAATTTCGGGGATGAAGTTACCGCTGTACTGGGTGTAACCGTTGCTTGCTGGATATGCCATTTGGATTTACCTTTGAAATGAAAAAACCCGCCGAAGCGGGTCTGTGTTGGACGAAAAAAAACCGGCTCTAAGCCGGTCTTTCTTCAACGAATCGGGTCATCGAATTCGACCCTCGAGTTGAGCCGCTGTGATGTCGGCCTCAATGGCGATTGCGTCCTTGTCTGAAACAGCTCCTCGGCGCAGACGGTCGTAAAACGCTGTGATCTCAGCTCGCGTCCAGATCTTCTTGGACGGTGGAGCCTCGGGCGTTTTGTTCGTGTCAGGCACGAGTTGCTGTTCAAGGCGTTGGGCGCTATTCGCCGCCCACGATGAAGATGTCTTCTTGTACGTTTGGAAGAACTTCGCCACACGAACAGCGTCGCGGGACTGTTCTGCTCTCGACAACAGATCGAACTTCTTCGAACCTGTCAGCTCATCAACCTCTTCCAGCCACTTCAAGAAGCCTGCGTCCTCGTTGAGCTGTTGCCACTCGGGCACCATCTCGGACAGAGACTTGAAGAAGTCGCGTTCGATGTTGTTGGTTGTTACCGTTTGAACAGACGAGAGCTGTGCTTTGAGGGCGTCGATTTCCGCTTGCTTGCCAGAGATCTCCTCGCGGGCGATCCGACGTGCAACGTCAATCAATCCTTCTCCGTACTGCTCGATCTCTTCTGGCTTGACCAGAGGTTCGACAGGTTTGGCGTTCTTGATGACTTCAAGCTCGGCTTGAAGGGCATCGAGTCGGCCTTTCAGTTCTTTGTTCTCGTGAGCGAAACGTGGAACCTCAGAGTTGTACTTGCCCTGCAATACCTTGAAGCGGTGTTCCCATGTGTCGTCCTGCTGGCCAGCGGGAGGCGTCTGGGAGTCGTTCTGTGGTGGAGGGTTTTCCTGAGACTGGGGCGGCGTTTCCTCGTTGGGAGGAGGCGTGCCCTCGTTCTGTTGGCTCTGTTGTTGCTGTTGCGCTTTGCTGAGTTCTTCAAGCAGTGCGTCGGCCTTTGCTTCGGCTTCCAAAACTGCGCGTGGTACGTTAGACATTGATACTCCGTGAGCCGAGACGGTCGCGGTCGAGCCTCGCGGGGATTCGAGCGATTCGTTCGGTGTTCTACGGTTTCCAGTTGAAGGGCTGGCCCCTTTTGCGGCGGAGTGCCGCTAACCACCCTGACGGGCAGTTACCGCGATTTGCGGATGACTTCTTCTGCGTTGGCTGATTTGTCGAGCAACTCTTCAACAGCCTGAGCGGCACCCTGTTGCCAACGCGAGAGCACTTCGTCTCTTGTGTTGCACGAGTCCTTGTACAGGTCTTGTAGTGAGTTCTCGAGCCATGCACGAATGGTCTCGAAACGATGATCGCCCTTGAGTGATGCAAGGGCGTTCAAAACTTGGGTGTCGGGCTTGCGAAGCATTAACGCTTGGGCAACAGCGTCTTGCTGTCGATGTTCGAAGTGTCAATGATTCGTTTGCCACCGGTGCGAGGGGCCATGACGGAGCGGCGACCTTCGTTGCCGTAGTTCTCGTCGTAGCTGGATGCACGCTCAACAGACAGATTCTTCTTGCGCTCAGCAACGTCTTCGGAGAAGGTCTTGCCGTTCACGCGAGCTGGCGCAGGCTTCGAAGCTGGCGCGGTCTTTGTCTCGACGCGAGGTGCAACGCGAGCTGGCGCAGAGGGCTTGCCGGGGCCGGTGTCTTTGTCGGTGCGCTGGAAGTCGGCCGCAGTCATTGGAGCCTTGGCTTCTTCCTTGCCGGTGACAGAGGTGGTGTTCGCGAACGAACGCTCCACTTCGTCGAAGTCAGCATCGTCGCGAGCTTTCGCGGCGCTTGCGGCCTTCGCGGCTTCTGCGCGGCCACGGCCAGCACCAAAGCGGTTGTAGGCTTCGGAGCCAACCTCGTCGATACTGCCCATGCGGAGGCGCTCGATGAGGCCAACAGACTCGCCCTTCGACGCTTCCATGCCAGCTTGTCTCATTGCCGCTTCTTCGGCGTCACCGCCGTCGGCCAGCATCACGGGCGTCTTCTTCATCGACATACCGCCATGACCGCACACGTTGGCGGGATGGGTAGGCTTGGCGATCTTCGGGTTCATCGACGCGCCGGGAGGCGTGCCGTAGATCTTTGCGTTGTGCTGTGCAGGAGCTTGCTCGAGCGGCGAGGTCTTCTTGTTGTTGGCGCGTTGCCAAGATGCGATGTCACCCATATCAGCAACCCTTCTTCTTCATTGAACCGACCATGCCGCCGTTGGCCATGCGAGGCTTCTCGGCGTACTGCTTGGGAGTCATCTTGCCGCTCGCCAGCTTCTTGCCGGTTTCCATGAGCTTGCCGGGTGCAGGGGTCTTGCCCTTCTGCTTTTCTTCGGCCATCTCGCGGCGCATATATTCCTTGGGCGAGACCTTGCCGCTCTTGACGGCTTTGGCCTCGGCCATTTCCTCGGCTTTGTCTTGTTTGCCTTTGAAGGGCATGGCCTTGCCGCCGTCGGCATAACCGCCGGGGATCATCCCCTTCTTGGGTTTCGCGTTCATCATTTGAGACTCCTTACATTGCTCGAGGCTGGACTGTGTTTGCGTCGGCTCCACCCATTGGGTTGCCAGCGGGATCGGTCGGCGTAGGCGCGGCGATCTGTTGAGGCTGTTGAGCCTGCAACGTCTGCATCGCCTGTTGGATTTGCTCTTGCTTGAACCGCATGGCTTGCACCGTGGGCACCAGCTTGTCGGTGTCCATTTGCAGACCCTTGGCCAGCTCGCGCAACAGGTAGGCGCGACCGTCGGCTCCGACGATCTGCATATCGACTGGATTGGCAGTCGCGGCGAGGAACTCGTTGCGGCGGATCTGAATCTGCTCGCGCGCCAGTAGCCCCATCGCACCCTTCGATACAACCTTGAAGTCGCCCTTGATGTAGGGGTCAGGGTTGTACATCATGTTGTGGATGTAGTACCGGTGAACGATCTTCGAGACCACCTTGTCGATGTTCACGATGGCGGACTTGATGCCCTTGGCGGCGTTGTCCATGAGCATCGACAGACCGGACGCTGTACGACCGGCCCCCGATGCACCAGACCCCGAACCGTAGATGTAGTTCGGGATGCCAGTCACTTCGTCGGCTTGCTTGGCGAACTGGTTGTAGACGCCGATCAACTCGCCCGCCTTCATGTCGGGCATATAGAAGTTGACGGCCTTTTGGCCACCGCCGGTCTTGTCGGAGGTGGTCTGCCAGATACGCCACGGATAGAGCTGAGTCACATCCTCGCCATCGGCGAGACGGTCAACAGACACCTCGACCTGTGGGCCAGAGGCGATGCCCATGTTGTTCGCCAGCGAGCGAGCCGCGCCGTTACACATGACCTGCACGTCGCGCATGATCTCGGGCAGTGCTGTGCCCCAGAACGCGCCGGGGATCGTGCGCCACGAGGCGATCTCGTAGGGGCGCTCACCCAGAGGATCGGGGTTCAACACGACCTTGATCGTGAAGCTACCGATCTGCCATGCGTTGACTTCGTAGATCTTGGTCGGCTCAACGTCTTTCATGCCCCAGTCGAGGAGCATCTGACCCATCACCGGCCCCCAGAATTCGAGGGCTTCGATGATGTTGTCGTTGTACAGACGTGACCAATACTTGCCCTCGAGGTTGTCGCGGGTCTGGTCGCCGTACTCGAAATACTTGTAGCCGCGCTGACCGTAGGTCAGGATGGCTTGGTCGATGTCACCGTCCGAGTAGCCGGGGACACCCTTCATGTTCTCGAGATCCTTCACCGTCAGACGGTGACGTTGGATCAGGTAGCCTTGGTCAACAGACGAGGCGTTGGGCGAAGGGTAGATGTCGTATGGGCTGACGCGCTCCACCTCGCGGGCGAAGTCGTTCAGCACCACGGGTTGGAAGTTCGGCCCCCAGACCAGACGCTTCTTCTTGCGGACGTTCGGGCCTTTCAGAATGGCCGTGGGGTACGTCACGAAGTCGTCGATGAAGTCGGTGACTTGGCGGTCATAGCCGCCTTGCGTGAGCTGGTCGTCGATCACGTCGGCCATGCGCTCTGCGGTCGCCTTCGCTTCTTCCTTCATGGCCAAAAGAATCTGGTCATGCACTTCACCCATGCGGGTGCGGAAGGCTTCGGGGTGCAGTTGTGCACCCGCTTGCACATAGGCTTCTGCCTCTGTGCGAACGAAGTCGATGATCGACAGCTTGATCTCGGGAGGGAGATCGGGTTCTTCTGACGGCTCGAGATCGAAGGGACGGCTGTTCTGCAACATCACGTCTTGAATCCAAGACTTGGCGGCGTTGCACTTCACGTCGGTAATCATCATGTAGATGTCCGACCCACCGGTCATTTGAATCTCGTTGGCCTTCTCAGGCTCGTACTCACCACGTCGTTGACGCTCGCACTTCAACAGTCGTTCTGTGATCTGTTGCTTGGCGAACTTCGCTTTGTTCCAGCAGTTGGTGACGTGACCGGTAATGCCTTGCGCGATGAGGTCGGAGTTGTCCATGCCCTCTTCGGGCGCGGCGCTCACGTCGGCCTCGACGGGCGGCATTGCCTGATACACCTGAGTCATGGATATTCCTTACGTCCACCCTGCGGCGGACACTCGTCTTACTTCTCGTTTACGGACGTTCTTGCCTCCTTCCCTTGCCGCGAGGCATAGGTACTGCAAAGCGTCATGCGGGTGCGAGAACTTGTCTTTGACCGGGCGATCCCGGTATCTCTCCCCTGCCACCTTGAGGCGTTCGTATCGGTACCCACCGATGAACCCTTTGCGGAGCGTCTTGCACTCAGGGGACAGCAGAAACCCCGGCTCCCCACCCGCCATGCGGTTGAGGAAGAACGCGACAGATTCGCGGCGGGGGATGAAATCGTTTGTGTCGGCAGGCTCGGAAGCGATGCCAACCTCGAGCAACTCCTGATAGCAGGTGCGCTCGTCGGCTTGTGATCTGGTCACACCGGCAGGGTCGCCACGTGAGACCAGTCGCATCCCTTGGAACTCGTTCATCAGGATCGGCTTGACGATCTCTGAGGCGAACTGGCGAATGCCCATGTCCTCGGCGACCAGCTCCTTGAGGATGACCAGTTGGCCGAGCGGTGACACTTGGCCAATGATGCAGGCCGGGGTGAGACCGAAGTCCCATCCGAGGAACAGAGGGAGCATTCTGTTCGGTTCGATGGGGCCATCGGCCACATGAACCTTGTCGTTGTACTCAGGAAAGACAGGCTTGCCGTCTGCGGTCGTGCCGTACTGGCCGAGCACGAAGACCTTGATCCAGTCGTCCTGCTTGCCGCCGATCATGTTCAGGTAGTACCCATACCCTTGCGGGAGGTTGAACACGTTCTCGGCGTGCGGATTCGGGCGGTACGTGAAGTTGCCGAACTCGTCTGTTTCGCGGATCAAGCCACCGGGCTGATCGAAGAACTCCCAGTTCTCGGGGGTCTCTTCTTCGGCGAACTTGTAGTACCAGTGATCGTCGTCAGGTGGGTTGGTGTCGAGGATGACGCAGGGGTGAACGGGGCCACCTTGCATCTTCGAGGGGAAGCGACCCACACGTTGGGTCACCATGTCGAAGACTTCCTTCGGCACTTCCGATGCTTCGTTGATCCAAGCACCTGTTAGCTCGAGCGAGCGGAGCTTGCCGGTCTCTGAGGCTTTATCCAAAGCGAGGAAGATCACTTCCAGCTCGAGGCCGAAGCCGTCACCGCAGTCACGAATCTTCATCGTGGAGGTGATCGGCGTATCCCACTTCATCGGAGCGATGTCCGAGTTGAACCATGTCTCCCACGTCTTGATCGTGGTGGACTTCAATTCTGGGTAGGTGTTACGGATGACCGCCCAACGGGCGCGGCGCACACCGTTGAAAGGCTTCTGCTTGAGCGTGTGCTGGAGGATCTCGAGCACACAGGTGGACGACTTGCCGGAACCCACTGGCCCCTTGATCCCGCGCACGAACGCTTCACTCTTGTGGAAAGCGGCGGCAACCGGGCCGGGGGGTGAGTAGGCAATAGCAGTCGTCATGCAGTGTCGGCGGGAGCCTTGAAGTCGGTTGAGATGTTGAAAGTCACGTTCACCGCTTCATGCTCGTGCTTGATGGCGGCGAGGTTGGGAATCGTCTTGTCGAGAAGCATCTCTGCGGCCTTTAGTTCGGCGGCGGTCATCTTCTTCTTCGCGGTTCCCGTGGCGACTTGATTCAGTCGCTCAATGATCTTTTTGGTCTGAACCAGTTCGATTGCTGTGGCGGCGTTTTCCTCGCGGAGCGCAATGCGTCGCTTGGTCATCGCCTCCTTTTGCTTGGCAGTGAGGAGGGCCATAACTTGTCCTTCGATTGTTTGTTGGTGGGCTGTATCCATCTCAGCCTCTACCGAGTGGTTACGGCTCCGAGATATTCATTCACCAACAAGCAAACGGACTGTCCGGCCCCCGACCTGTTGAATCGAGGCAATCCGCTTGCGTGTTGAGAACCCCTTTCGGGGGTTAGTCGGTGAAGTCAGCGAGCGAGGAGACAACCGAGTTCCCGCCCTTCACTGCGGCAGTTCTCCTCACACACCGCTTGAGGTCAGCCTGTCTGCTGGTCAGGCCGAAATCCATTGCATGAAAAAACCCGGATGGGCACTTGTCCCACCCTGCACGCAAATGTAACGACTTGATCCGGCGGGAACAAGGCTTCTTGTGGGGGGTTTTCGATTTTTTTTAATTTTTGGGGCTTTGGCATAGACCCCCCATGTTTTATCCCGTGGCCCATAACCCACTGGGTACCGACTGGGTAGGGGTTTGGTTCTGAGACCCACCCCCGGAATATATTGGTTATTGGTTTACGGTTAGCTTTGGGTTGGGTACCCCGCTGGGTTCCTGCTGGGTTAGGGTTGGGTACCCGACTGGGATCCCACTGGGTTATTTCAGCTCCAAAAATAATACGGGCGTACTCGTTTAGCCCCCTATGAGCTGAGGCTGAGTCCTGATGGGGGCGTGCGTGTATAGGGGAGATAGGTAGAGGCTCAGGACGCCCACGGTCGTGCGCGCGGCCATGCATGGGGGGCGGGCGGGGGCGTGTCATGCGCGTGTGTGCGCCTCCCCTTCGGGGATAGCTGACCTGAAATCAGGTGCAAACCCAGTAGCCATGCGGGTT